ACGTCATTGCAGACATGGCCGATGAGATTAGAGAGTTACGAGAGGGACGGTCGACAGATGCTGGTGACAGCATCCGAAACTGTGCCTATACCCTCAGTGTCTCCTATGAAGAACCACTGCTTGAAATTAGTCTCCCTACATCTCCCCCGCCAGACGGACCAACTCCTCCCAACGGAGAATAAGATCCGCCGGCCCCGGGTGATGACGCTGACTTCGACCCACTTGCGCACTTACCGCACAAGATTAAGGGTTTCCACTGGGACGAGTCTTTCGATTATAAGAAATTCGAGCCCCTGGGATACTTCGTCTTCCTCTCCGGAATTTGCCTCGTGCTCGAGGTGCCATGGTATCTTACCTCCCCTGCACTATCCTGGATACTCTGTTGGGCTTTGTCCAGCCTGCCCAAGAGACATTCAGTAGTGCCAGATCACATTTGGTTCGACCATCAGGCTGATCGGCGTCCAGATGCGCACAAATTGCTCGACATGAATCACACATCCGAGTATTATTTCTGGAAACAAACATCAGGGCCGCTACCAGTTTATTGGGTGTGGGACTCTCTGCCTCCTGTGATCAAACTCGTCTCATGGTGCTCTGCGGTAGTCGACGGGTTTGTAGACTTCATGAAGGAAATCGGCTTGGATCCAAGTCTTCATTTCCGATGGACCTCAAACTACCTACTCAGTTATAGGTCAGCCGTTCGCCGCACGGTTTCGAAATACAAAAAATTTTTTCACTTTGCCCATAAGCTTTTAGGCAAAAAGTTTTCTGTCCCATTGTTGTATGCTCTGTACGCGTTATTGCGTTATGTCAATGGTTGGACGTTTGGCCTCTTGCCAGTGGAGATTTTTGTCTTTCTTGTTCTCATTTGTTCTACAGTTTTCAATCGACTCGTTGCTTCAATTCGTTCCAAGTCCATCAAGGTTTCTAACCAGATGGTGAAACAGCTTTCTGTTCTGAAATGTTGTGATCCATACTCTGAGTCATCCTTAACTCGAGACCGTTTAATGCAAGCTGCCAAATCGCTTTGCACGGTCAATTTTGATAAGACGGATGTTCTCGATGGCCATCGAATCGTTGAAAACTCAGTCCTTGTTGCCTTTTACGCGTATCAAGACGCAAAAAGAGTCAATGAGGATTTTCGCCAAGCCCTCTGAAGCTGTACCGACGGCTTTTCTGGGGTTATCGATCCGGAGAGGTTCCGCTCCCTGTGCTCAATCCAGTGAAGAAAGACTTCACGATTAAGCATTTCCGTGATCGAGACTCTAGAAAACCCGTCGGAGTGAGTCTAGGCCCTCATGTGGAAGGAATCACACTTCCCCATCCTGACTCCGACCCACATACAGCTGCAGCGGGCGTTTGTGCCCGGTTCGGCAGAGCACCTCCAACTGCCGACCCAACCATTATCGCCGAGTTTGACAAATTTGTCGGCGACTGGTTGAAAAAGAACCTACAACCATTAGCCCCTGATGCTGATGTTTCCTTCGAAACCTGGATAGAAAAT